TATGAAATTATCGTCAACCGCCTGTCTTTTTAGCTCTTTGAGAACATAGAAAAACCAAAAGGCTGAATCCATTGCCCCTTCGTCTGAATTGCGGACGTATTCGCTGGCCTGCTCAACTGTCCTTTTTTTTTCTTCAGCGTATTTCTTGAGAGTATTAAAGAGTTCGTTCGGGAGCTTATTGGCGTATTTGTCAATAACTGATTTAACCTCGGGTTCGAAAATACTATAATCGCGCTGAGAGGATTTCTTATCATCCTGCGTTTCAACTTTGGCTTCAACCTTTGCTTCTACTTTAGCCTTCGGTTCTTCCTTATACACACGGCCATCTTCCATGTCCTCAAGGTCGCCGATAGTTTCATCTTTATTCTCAGCCTGCGTAGCAGCGGCAGACTTAACGGTTTTCTTTACTGGAATCTTCTCAGCAATAGGTGACTCAACCTCCTTTGCTTCCCCTTCGCCATCGCTTATATCACCAGCGCCTTCATCCACACTATCACCACCTTCTACGCTAGTGCTATCATCATTGTCCAGCGAGAGTGTCCCACTAGGAGCACCGCCACCATTACCGTCAACGGCAGCAGCATTACGTAGTAATGTATTACTTTTTATAACTATTTCTTCGTTACCATCGCAATCATATCATTGATTGCTTGTGCTTGACGTACGTTAATATGTATCAAATCCTTATCAAGCGGTGAGGATGTTGATAAATTCACAGCGCGTGTTAAATACACGTCGCGCTTAGTTGTCAGTTCTTTAACAAATTCTTTTGTGCCCTCACTACGCGCCCAATTAGCACTGAGAGATTGCTGCAACTCGTCTGATATTTCTACAGCCATACGTTACATTCCTTGTGCTTGAGGCATTTCAATAACCTTAGATGCTTCAGGAGTTGTAGATTGTGGCAACGCGTCTCCTTCAGTAGCAGCAACCGCCGGGCTGATACTACCATTCCCCTGCGCGGATTTCAATATCTGCATACCTTGTTGCATAAGCTGAATAAGCCGCTGAGAATCGTTAGCGTATTCTTCTTTAATGCTCCCAGTTGTGGGGTCAACAACAAGTGCTTTGAATACTTCAAGCATTCCAGCAATAAACTTCAGTTGCATCTCACCATTCTCGATTTCCTTAATAATCGCAGGCGCCTCGTCAGGAAACAACAACTTCGTAAGCATCTTCAAAAACACGCCATGCGCGGTAGTATTCTGATACACCGGCCATGCATTTTGCATCTTATTAATCTTGTCATTCCGCTCTACGACATCAATATCACCAGCAGGCTTGAGAGTCCATGTATACGCTGACAGCAACTCTAGCACATTCGCGTTAGTCTTAATAAGCCCAGCGAGTACGCGACTACGATAGATGTTGAAGCAGCGTGTGTATACATTGCGTAGAGCAATTGATAGTAGCGTAGTGCCAATCGACGAGAGCAACACATCCGTTTTCTCCGCCAGCTTAACTTCCGCGCTAGTCTTACGTGTAGATTTATTCGACTGGACAGCATAATTAACATCCCCACTCTCTTGCTGTGACTGGCCGATAATCATGTATATCGCATTGAAAATCCCCACATCAACATGCTGTAGCTGCATTTGCTTGAGGGGTTTTTGAAACACGCGATTAGGAATTAGCTTAATCTCCGATTGTGCTTCATCCCAGCTCGTTCCATCATTCTCCCCATCCGCCGCCCAGTATAGATTTGCACTACGCCGAAATGATGTAAGAGCCGTGGAGAGCAGTGATGTAGCGGCTTCTTGCTTAGATGTATCAAGATCCACTCGCCCCTTCATCTGCATGATGCACTCGTTCTCGCTAATGCTGTAGGGAAGAATCTCGAATGGATAACTCGTTTCGTAGAGTTGAATATACGGCGTGTTCGTTCCCTCTATAGGAAGTTCAGCGCGGAAGTTTACATTCTTCTCAAGCTGTCCCAGAAACAATTTCCTCGGCGCGCGCAACCAATCATCACACAACTTAGCACAAAGCTCACGCTCATCTTGGCGCACTAGCTCGGCAAAGCGTTCAATCTCAGCATCGTTGGCTAACCAAGTCTGCATCATTTCTACCCACTCCAGACCAGACTGTTCAGCAAGCTCTTTAATTCGTTCGTTCACGATGCAAGCCTCCACAAGCCGATTTGACTAAACGCATAACCTGCCCAAACCATTCCGGTAGAAATATTGCCCTTGTGGAATTGCTCAATACTTACCCATAGGTAGGCAACTCCGGTTGCTGCGATTAGCCAATGGCTCATGGTCTACTCCTTAAAACGGTGCGTCATCTGGTTCATCTGCAATGTTCGCAGCACGCTGCCGTGGCTGCTCGTCCTTGGCTTTAGGTTCAAACAAGCTGAACCATCCGTCTGACCCAACAGGTACAGCCTCTAGCTTGAGTGCTAGACCGCCTGTCTTGGTATTCATAACAATGCCGCACTTCATCCAACGGCGCTTCTCCTGACCATTTTTGTCTGTGTACGATCCGGTACTAGCCATTACTTCGTAAGCGATACTCATTTCATTTTTTCCTTTAAGCCGTTAACGGCGCTATTTACTTCGTCTAAAAACTTAACTACACGGTCTTCCAACTTCTCGATATACTCATCGTCCCTGTCAACACGGACAATCAGCATTTGTAAACCATCTGGCAGTCTTGGGTCAAAACTTACGAAATCACACCACTTTCGACCCGTAACTGCTAGTTGGCATTGAATCTGCGGGATGTACTTTGTAGGTACTTTGTCAGCCATAACATAGTCAATATGCGTAGCTGTGTTGGGACACTTGATCTCGATAAGCCCGTCTTCTCCTATCAGACCGTCAGGCGAGCACCCAAACATAGGGATAGTCTTGTGGTCAACAAATGCAATTTGATCCACAAAGTTACCCGTCTTAACCTCGTACTCTGCACGAGCAATAGGCTCTTGGTCTACTCCCCATTGCATTGCAGCATTGGTAAACGACTCGGTTTTGTTGCCTGTAAGCCGCTCCACCACCAAGTCAGCAAGGTAATTCCTGTACCCTGCCGTTGTAATGGAGGACATTACATCCGCTGCTTTGGAGGCTGTTACCTTGCCGACACGCAAGGCAAGCCATTCCGGTGTGCCTTGCTGTATCATGCTGCGTCCTTTGCTAAGAGTTCAGCTTTGCGTGCGTCTTTAGCTGCATTGACCTTTGCAAATGCCTCTGTATCGCCTTTAAACAGCTTTACAGCGCTTGAAAAGTGAGCCTTGAGTGAATCTAAGTCCGTAGCGGATTGGATGGCTTTAACGGCTACTTCTACGTCTGCACCAGGCGAGCTATCAATGGCATCGTGCTCCACAATCTCCATAGCCGTTACCCATAGGTATCTGCGGATATAGGTTTGCACAGCGCCTAGGTTTTGCACCTCATGGCAACCCTTGAGTGCAGCGGTAGACATAGGGCTAGTTATCTCAATTTTGCTATTATCTTCCATGTCGATAATAGACAGCGTAGCCATGTCTGCCGTGTAGCTGATAACGCCACACAATCCAAGGTCGTTAAATATCTTTTGGATTGCAGGGATAAAGTCCCCAAGCTCAAAGTATTTGTAACCAGCAAACTTGTTATGACCGGACTTTGTAAGAGCCGTGTTTTGCAGGGTAAGGCGTGCTGCCATTAATTTCGGATATACGCTCATTTCACCACCTTAAAAATATGTGCCTCGATTTTGTCTAACATTTCGCCAATTGCAGGGTCAAAGCTGTTATATGCCTCGCTAATCGTCTTAAGCAAGTCCATAACAAAGTGCTTGTCGCTCATGTGTTGCGCCCAGAATTCTGCGTTACCGACTGGATACTTACCGTCTGAGAACGCCTGAACAATGCGGACATTGGTTTCGAGGTTCATAGCAGCTCCAACACAAACAAAGCGCCAAAGGCAAAGGCAGCAATAGCGTAGAGTGCAGCATCGTATGTAGATATTGTTTTCATGGTCTAGCTCCTTGGTTAAGGTGATGTAACTGTAAATCTGTGTCTTTTATGCGTATATAGGGACTTTCCCTAATAGACTTAGAATTCAAATTCCTTTACTTCGTACCGTCCTTTAGCGTTCTTCCACCAACCCTGTACTAGCACCCGCCACCCTGAGCGCAGCATCTCAGGGAAAGCCTCGCTCGCCTCAATCTTCTTAATCCTGCTAGACATATTGGACTTGCTCGTAACCTGTACGGCTACCGTCTCTCCGTTGCCTATGCACAAAAGATCAATCACTCCATACAGATCATGTCGGCGCTTGGTGAAGTAGTTGTAATGGTCGCAATTAGCTACTATGTAGCCGAGGGACTTCATGTGCGCTATCGAGCGTGCGGATGGTGTCATTTTTGTG